GGTCTATAATTATGTACCTGCTGTTACAACAGGAACTAATGTTTCGTCATCCCTATCCGCTACGATGACTACTATTCCTATCTATGACAATGTAGATGATGTAGTCACTGCTGCTGGCCAGCTTGTTAAAGACCCTGCTACAGATGCTGCCTTCACCCATCTAAAGCAAAAACCCTATGCTAAGACCGTCCCTATTCATCGCCCGTGGACAAGAATCTTGAAACCCTCGGAATATATGCAATTGCCTGCATACGATGCTGTAACCACGACTGGAAGATACTTTAAAAAAGGAGGATATATCGACTTTGCAAATACGGCTGTTAGACTTAACGGCTTGTATATTTGCATGAACCCTTTAACTACCTATGCCCCTGATGGCACCGCTCTATATTTCCCTAACACTGCTGCCACTAATCCCCAACCTGTTGTAAACCTTGGTCGATTGACCTTTACGATTTATCAATCGTTTAAAATTAAAACTTAATAAAAACTTATAACAAAACCCTTTCCCTACTTTAAAATCCACACAGATACCACACTTTGATCTTGCCATAGGCTCGAGAAGCGATAGTACTGCCCGGCGAAGCCGGGCGAGACTCGGTGGGGACTGGGGCCCCGCCGGCCCGGCTGCCGGGCGAAATGCTATTGGTTAATCTAAATCTAATTCCGATCTAATTCCGATCTAAAAGATCTAAAAACTCATTGGCCGATCTAACATTCCGATCTAACATTCCGAGATCTAGATCCGTCACCTGACTCTCTTGTGTATATAAGAAAAAAAAATGGACAGTTGTTCTAGCTCAGTATTACCTAGAACAACACCCGTCCAATGTCCAAAAGTAAAAAGTGGTGTTATACTTTGAATAATTATGAAAACGAAACGCAATCCGAGATTCTCAACGAGCATGCGGTCTACCATATTTACGGCCGAGAAATCGGCGAAAGTGGCACCCCCCACCTCCAAGGATTTGTCTACTTCAGAGATAGAAAAATGCTCACGGCCCTCAAAAAGCTTCTACCGACAGCGCATTTTGAGGTTGCGAAAGGCTCAATCGACAGCAACTACAAGTACTGCACCAAAGATCAACAATTTGTGGAATACGGTGAAAGACCACCTGAGGCTGGAGTTGCAGGTGCTCAAGAAACAAAGCGACGTCATGCAGAAATTATCAAACTTGCCTCTGATGGAGAGATCGACTCTATCAAAGAACTTTATCCAACTGAGTTCCTCCGATATCATCAAACGATCAAACGAATACGACAAGATCATCCAAGAAGTTACGAACCACTCCCGGAGTGCTCTGGTGAGTGGTATACTGGACTATCAGGATCAGGCAAATCTCGATACGTTCGAGATAAATATAAAGACTCTTTGTACAAAAAACTCTGCAACAAATGGTGGGATGGCTATGCCGACCAAGACTTTGTCTTAATTGAAGATGTGGATAAGAATCATGCCTGCCTTGGTCATCATTTCAAGATATGGGCCGATGAATACGACTTCCCCGCTGAAGTAAAAGGAACTACAATAGTTATTAGACCTAAGAAAATTATTGTAACTTCTCAATATGATATTCATGATATTTGGGAAGATATTGAAACTAAAACAGCTTTACAACGTAGGTTTAAACAATTTACTGTAAGTAATAGAAAAGTGTACCCACAATACCCAGGGGCTACCCCTCGAGTATAAAAGAAACTTAATAAAATTCATTATTTCTAATTATGGAAACACAATGGTCTACAGAAGAAGAGTATTCAGAAGGAGAAATTTTAGAAGATTTACTCGAAAGCCTCTTCGCCGATTTACTCGTGCTAAGAGAAGATATCCCACCCGAAGGTTTAAGAGAACTAGAAGCCTCAATACGAAGCCTGTTACAATTAAAAATACTAGCTTCGACTACGACCTTGTCCTCAACTGTGGAGGTCAAGCAGATACCACTAACCAACAATTCTATCAGTCGATGATAAGGTTTGTCCCCACCGGTGGCGAAGCCTTAGGTATTGGTGTCCCTGTAATAGAAATGCTCAATGTCCTTCCACACGGAGCCTTCAATATGGGAACTATCCCAGATAATGAACTCATTAACTGGTTTAATCTTTATTCTAAAACAAAAGTTAGCAAAATTGTGGTCAAATTTAGACCCAATTCTACGGTCTATAATTATGTACCTGCTGTTACAACAGGAACTAATGTTTCGTCATCCCTATCCGCTACGATGACTACTATTCCTATCTATGACAATGTAGATGATGTAGTCACTGCTGCTGGCCAG